GGCGCCGTGAACACCCGTTCCATTTGGCTGCCGCAGTTCAGGCACTTGAGCGCCTTGACATCGTTCATGCCGAAGATTTCCTCGTTACGCTGCCCACACAGCGGACACTCAAAGACGTAGATCGGCATTAGCCCCTCCTGCCTCCTTGCTGTGCCGCCATCGTGGCGAAGTCGCCAGGGGTGTTCGGCTGCGGGGTGTTCCCAGGCGGCGGCGGCGGCATCAACAACTGCTGACTGATCCGCACGAAGGCGTCCCTCAACGCCTGATTGCGGAACTGCCACATATCCAACACGCTCTCGGCCATGACCGGATCAGCCGTGAGGGCCGGCTGCTGGACCCACACCTGGAGGAAGTCGATGAACTGCTGCCGCTCGATGTTGCTGTTGCGCGGCATCATCTCCGTGACATCAACTGATACGTCGTAGTCCCCGAAGATGTCAGCGGGGTTGACGTTGCCGATGAACAGTTGCCCGTCCTGCCCCTCGATAGCGACCGCCATCGGCAGGGTCATGTTCTTCTGCAAGGAATCGAGCAACTTCTTGCCGATGTGCCGGAACGCGCCCGCAAGCTGGTTCCTCATGTAGTCGTCGCGCGCGGTGCCGCCGGAGGCCATGATATCGGCCTGCGTCGCGGTCTTGGCCGTCGCCATGCCGCGGGACTCGCCGCCCTGGCCGCCGGCCTCATCGAAGTCCCGGCTCCGCAACTCGGCATACTGGAACAGCGACCCGGACACCGACTGCTTTTCAAGCAGGCGCAGCGGCAGGCTGGTGTTGTCGCCGTCAACGTCGATGACCACGACTGGATCGGGGCCAAGGAACTTCTCAAGTTCGGTATCCGAAACCGCGCCGCCCGCGTTCTTGTACCGCATATACCGCTGGACGGCATCCCACCGCTCGGCCCGTAGGAGCAACGTGCGGTCGGCGTTGATCTCCTTGTTGATCGCCACAACGTCCGTTGCGGGCGGCCTGGGGTAGAACGTCCCGCGACGCCAAGACTTCTCATAGGGCCGGAAGAACACATACGGGTCGTGGTAGATCCCACCAGGGATCGGATCGTTCCGCAGGAACTTGCCGTACCCATCGGCCACGACGAGCAGCCGGTTGGTCTTGAAGTCGTAAATCTCAAATAGGCGCACCATCTTCGTACGTTCGCTGATCGCTTCGTCGTAGTGCGTCTCGACATCCAGCCCCGGCCCCGGTTCGTCCTCTCGCGTCGGGTCTTCCAGAAGCATCGCGTTGGCCGACAGATCGCGCGTGTTCTTGAGCAGCCGGTCCTTCTTCACTTCGTCCAGGGGCCGGACGATTTCCTCGGCCACCCAGTCGTGCTTGTAGAAGTCGTTGCCGCCGTCCGGGTCGATGACCATGTTCCAGGCCGGGACATGATCGACAAACCAGTATTCCCGCGTCGGGCGCAGGCCCTTGGGAATCCAGTTGCCGTCCTTGTCCTTGATGGGCAGCCCGGTGCGCGGGTCCGTCTCCACGCCGCTGAAGTCCGGCTTACCGTCTGGCCCTACCGGGACTTCCTGTGATACGTCCTTGGGCATCGGGTTGTCTTTGTGGTCGTTGCAGTAGCCGACCTTGACCACGCCGTAGGACAGAAGCCCGGCCTTGACCAGCCGCCGCCCGGTGTCCGCGAGCCCGAAGTTCGGCTGCCCAGCGACGAAGTTCATCAGGTTCTCGACCACCCGGTAGCGCGGAACTTGCATCACGCTCTGCTGGCCGGTCATCGGGTCAACGGTCGGGATCGGGATAGCCTGATACCCGCTCTGCTGGACCGGACGCACCACGAATCCGGGGTTCTTGAAGCAGATGGACGCGAGTTTGGCGTTGACCCAGGAGCCCGTCTTGTTGATCTTGATGCGGTCGCTCAACTCCTGCTCAACGTCATCCTCGGTTTCGTAGTGAACAAGATCATCGAAGTTTTCGTTCTCCCGCCACCGGACCTCTTCGCGTTCGCGCCTCTTCAATGCGCGCTCAAGGTTCCAATGCCATACACGGACTTCATCGTCCTCGTAGGCACCGGCCATCTTGATCTTGTTCAGAGAAGCGGCCATTTAGCGGACTTCCTTCTTGGACACCTTCGCCATCTGCACATCGCACTTGGCGCAATAGACCTTGCTGTAGATCCAGCCGATAGGGGCGGTGTACTCCATCCGGCATTGGGAGCAGCGGAAGGTCATCTCGTAGCCATTCCGCATCGCCATCGGGGCCGCCTCGGGAGCCTCGTCCTCTTCCTCGTCCTCAACCGCCGGAATCGGAGCCTCTGGCTCCTGAATCTCTACGATGACTTCTACGGGCTCCGGCGCCGGTGGCCCGGCCTTGGGCTTGTTCTTGGACCCTTTCGGCCGTCCTGCGCGGCGTGGGGACTTCTCATCAGGCTTATCGGACATACTGGCCCTCCCATCGACGGTTCTGCTCTTGCGTGTGGAGAATCTTCTTCACCTTCGCCATCGTCCAGCGCCCCGGAGAGGCGGCAACCTCGATAGGCCCGCCCGGCAGGGCGTCGAACAGGTAGAAGGTCGCGTCTACCGCGTGGTTGTCCTTCTGGACGATCTCCTCCGGCGCGTTGCGCTTCAGTTTGGCCGACTCGGAGTCCCATTCCTTCCACCGCAAGCGGACCATTTCGTGATTAGTCTTCGGCGTGGCAGAGGTCAGGAACGCCTTCGGATGGTCGGGATCGGCCCAGTAGTGGGATAGGAAGCGGTGCGCTACCGCTACGTCGCAGCCCCGGCGCGCGGGGGAGAAGGTCACGCCGTCCGGTCCCTCCGCGAACATCTTGGACAGCAGTTGCGGCCCGCTCGGGGTCTGCTCGATCTTGGTCAGGAACGAAGGATCGGCCTTGCGCCAAGTCAGAAGGTCGTAGTACGGGCAGGCGCGAATAGCCGCCTTCTGCTGCGTGTAGTTGTCCCCAGCCTTGTAGTATTCCCACACGCTGTAGGCATCGCCATGTTCGTCCACGCCCCACACGACGAACGCCGCCGGGGAGCGGTAGCCCCAGTCATAGCCGGCGTAGAGCTTGAGATGCTTCTTGATCCACTCCGGGTCTAGCGCCGGTTTGTAGATCGGGCAGCGCGGGTCAACAAGGAACTCAAACACCGGGCCGCCGCCGCCCGCGTTGCGGTCAATCTCGTACTCCTGCCGCCAGCCGACGCTCCGCGTCCCGCCGACGTACCGCCGCGAGGTTTCCTCAACGAACGCCTGCCCGACTTCGTTCTCCGGGTTCTTCTCCGGGTCCGCGGTGTAGTGGATCTCAAGGCACGGGATGCCGTGCTTGGACTCGTAGAAGCGCGTCCCAGGAGGGAAGCGCAGATACCGCATCCAAGAGTATTTGTCGCTGTCAAACAGCCGCGTGTCTTCGTTCTCGGGGGGATCGGTCATCTCGTTGAAGAACGATCCGGCGTTGACTGTGGAGATAGCGATGACCCGGCCGCCCTTGGCGACGGCGGGCTGGATAGCGTTCCAGGCCGATTCCGCTTCATCTTGGAACGCCATCTCGTCGGCCGTGAACACGGTCGGCGTGTAGGACCGGACCTGATCGCCACCCTGTGGGACACCGACGATGCGGCTGCCGTTCTTGTGGACAAGCTCGTTGATCTTGTTGCCGGGGCCGATACGCACCTGGGGATCGCCAATGTTCCCCGGCAGATGGTTGATGATGAACGACATCCTGCCGCCGGTCGGGTCTTTGTCCCCCTTGCTGACCATCGCCTTGGCGTCGTCTTCCTTCTTGGTCTGATAAAGCAGGAGGCTCATATCCCGCCGCCATGCGGCCCAGACGTTGAAGGCGGCCACGGTCCACGACACCATCATCTGCCGTGACTTCGGGATGGCAAGCACCGGGAAGTGCAGCAGAAAGATGATGAGCAGTTGGATGTACTCCTTCTCTCGGGGGAAGGGACGGATCGGGTTGTCAGGGTCGTGTTCGTCCACGGTCTTGACGAAACCGAGCCAATCCCAGATACCGGAGTCGGCATACGCCTTCTCCGGCGTCCCCCAGGCTTTGAAGGGCGCGTGATAGGCGTCTAGGGCGCGCTTCTGCGCTGCGGTCAGTCCCTTGACTTTGCCTAGGCCCATCGTTGCTCCGTTCTACGGCTTCGGGACGTACACGTCTGG